GTCGATCTCGTACATCCCTGGGGATTCCGGATCATCGGAGGTGATCACCACCATAGGTGCCTCTTCAAGGACGTAAGGCAGAAGGATGACCGTTCGCTCGTTCATGTCATCGTAGAACGGCTCAATGTCTTCACCTGGGCCCCACTTCACCAGGAAGTCCAGACAGACCGGTACCTCTTCAGAGACTTTGGCAAACAGTGGAGACAGTTCCATTTCCAGAAGCATCAGCCGGTTCTCAGGTCCGGACACAGACGCCACCAGATACAGCTTGTCGTTCACGACCCCCATGTTCCACAGGTGGGTTCCTTCGGGACCAACGTCCCAACGGTGCCATGCGGACTGCACCTGTTCGCCTCCAGACTCCTTGAAGTTGTACACATAGATGGAGCCCGGGGTCTCTTCAGAGATGGCCAGGAGGATGTCCTCATGAGCACTGGCGGCCATACAGAAGACACCTCTGGGGATATACGCAGGTACATGTCCGGTCACCTCGGGGGCATCATGGACCATATCGTCCGGTGGGATCACGTATTCCCTGATGGAACTATAGTCGCCCCGGTGGGAGGCAAAGAAGATCCGCTTGCCAACACCCATGGGAGAGACTCGGGTGTCCATGGGGAACGCGGCGGTCTTTACAATGGAGACGGTCTTCGGGGTGAACAGTTCGGCCCCTTCGACCCTGAACTGCGCCTTATGGCTGATGACATACAGGTCCTGATGGAATATCGCGGCCCACTCCAGATCCCCGAAGTCCATGTGGGTTCCTTCGACATCAATAGGATCTGAATCCAGAAGCGCTGTCCCGGTCTCCCGCCAGAAGTTGAAGTACTCGCTGGCCCTTGAGAAGACCACCGTACCGCTGCAGATGAATCCGAGGCGGTTCTTGAAGAAAGTGATGTCACTGATGGGCTTGTTAATGAAACTGGGCTTGAAGATGTCCTCAGAGGTCCCTGCACGTTTCTCGTCCCATTCAACGGTACGGAAGTAGAAGACCCCTTCGGAGCGAACCAGCGCGTGAGGCATGGTGTTGGCGTTGATCTGAGTCGGACTGTTAGGTTCAGCAATCTCCTGCCACACGCCTTGACCGGTTTCGTTGGTCTGATACTCGATCCAGTAGGCCCCTTCGTTCCCATCAGGGATCCCAGCGACCTTGATCTTGAAACCCTCGACCGCTTTGGCCGGTAGATCGGAGAACCGCTGAACAGTGCCTGAGAACGCCCGCAGGGAGTCTTCAAGCAACGTGGAGACTTTCACCGGGAATGTCTTACCGTCTGCCCTCAGGCGCAGTGAGGCGCCCTCTTGGGTCACCGTGACACCTACAGCTGTCCCTGAGAAATTCTCAATTTGACGCTTGAGTTCCGAGGCGATGGCTGTGGGCTGCACATCGTTAACGTGGGACAGCTCTGTGCCGTCCGGAGTCGTGTATGAGGCGACCAGGGTCCCATTGAGTTCGACCTTGTAGGTTTCACCGTAGACGCCCTGACGAACCCACAGGAGCGCATCCAGGGACAGAGGAGACGCAGAGGCGTTGGTCACCAGTTGGGTTGTCTTCTGACGATTCAGGATGAACGTGTAGTCTTCTACAGTGACTGTCCGGTAGTTGTCTCTGGAAGGGATTGTGTCCAGGTAGTCCAGACTTGCCTCCACGAAGACCGGTTGCTCTTCTCCGGTGATCAGATCGAATACCCGAATGACTTTGTTACCGATCTGGACAACGTAGGCCTCTTCGGGACCATACTCGATGAAGGAATAGTAGGGGTTGAAGTCTTGATTTTCAGGATCGCTGTAGGGGTCCCCTCCCCCTAGCAACCCGAGGTATCTCGCGGGAGGTCTCTTAGCAAGGCCGGCGATAGGTGTCGAAAGGCCATTGACCTGCTCTTCAGCCTGAGAAGGTAGTCGAAGGTTACGAGGCTGCTGTGAGACCCCACCAATGAGATTGGGGATGGCGGAACTGATCAATGACATGATTGGCCTCGCTTAATCAGATAAAGGTATCTCGGTTGATGATCCTGAAGACATCCCAGGAATCAGCCATAGAGAAATTGGCGACCTCGGCTTCCTCGTTCTCCATAGCGGACAGGGCGGTTGCCTCATCCGTTCGGGTGAACATCGAGAGGGTCTGAGATCCCAGCAGTTGTTCTTGCAACAGGCGTCCTGCGCGTACCTTGATGTAATGGGCCGCACTTTCGGGGACGTCTGAAATCGGAAGCAGTACCACCAGATCCGCTCGGATGCCTTCAGAGAACTGGTAGGTCTGGTGTTGGGCGTCATAGACGCGATTGCCCCGCAGGACCAGTCGTTTGGTGTGGTACTCGGGACTCGGGGTGAACTTCAGGGTGTCTTTAGGGACTCGGATCTGTCCATCCGTTCCAGGCTCAAGGAACGTCTGTCGGTCGGTGTTCCAGTACCACCCTCGGGATTGGATCTCGCGGTTGACCTCATGCAGCATATCAACGGCCATCGCCGCATCGACAAGCTCCAGGTCATCTACAGACGAGACGGGTGCCTCACCCATGCCCCTGAGGATCGCATTGACGATCTCAAGCTCTCTGTCGTGGGTAAACATTGGGAAACTCCTGAGGGGTCAAAAGGAAAAAAGGGGAAGCCCGAAGGCCTCCCCTAATGGATTACGGTGCTGGAGCCGCTGCAGAGATCTCTACTGCAGACTCCGGACGCAGGATGTCGTGACCCATTGCGTACTTGGCCACCATCAGGGTGCCCTGATACTCAATCAGGTACTCAGATTCCAGCGCCAGATCCATGAGCTTCACAGTACCCACGGCGGACTTGTGCATCACAAGACCAGCAGTGTTGGTGAAGTCACCAGCGTACTTGCTCAGGTCCGCTTCAGCGGCAGACGGAGCATCTACGGCAGAGTTCGGCAGGTGGTTGGTCTTGATGATCTCGATGCCAGCGATCTCGAACACCTTACCGGAACGGACAGAGCCGTTACCTTCAGGGTTGAAGTCGCGGTTGATCGCCAGGTTAGACTCAACCAGAGCCCAGTACTGAGCCGGACGCAGGAAGCAGACACGATCTTCTTCCGGTACGTTCTTCTCGTCCATAATCCGGGCAGCAGTCTTGATTGCGCGAGCAATGTCGTCCGGATTGAACAGGAAGTCAGCACCGGTCGCCAGACCGTTGGATCCCGGGGTGATAATGGAGCCACCATCGGTGCCCAGACCATCAGTATTCGGGATGGTGCCCTGGGCGGTACGAGCAGCGTTCAGAGCTACCTGGAGAATCTGCTTGTCAGCAGTGTTCGCCAGAGCAATGCCCTGCTGCTTGGAGTACTCAGAACGCACATCGTAGTGGTTCTTGGCTTCGTCGAGCTGGTAGATGAACAGGCTGGAGGTCAGCAGATCATCGATAGTGATCACGCGCTCAGCGTGTTTCATCTTGCCCACTTCCAGACGGGCGCCCGGAGTGTGGTAACCAGCGGCAGTCTTACCCATTACCGGGAACTGCGCAGACTTGCCAGAGTTGATGGTACGGATCATGGCTCGGTCGAGAGCCACAGTTGCAGCGTTGAAAGAAGTCAGCACCTCACCTGCGTACTGCTTCATGAAGAGCTTGTTGGCGTCCTCCGGAGTAGCCGGAGCAGCACCGTTAACTACGCCCAAACGGGACGCGGTAGAAATGAAATCAGCCATCGTAAGTCACCTGTAGACTTGAGTGTGAAAGGACAAAAGTTCGAACCACACTCTCGACGGCATCCCTAGGTTGTCCCCCGCAGGGGGCCTTAAGATCCTTTCGAAAGTACATGTGGCGGGATACCCCCTAAGGAGGGGCGTAAGCGGCCTTGGCTTTGTCTTTCGGATAGCTGAAGGGTCACCACCAGCCTCGCTCCCTTAAGCGAAACCAGTGGGGCCTTAACCTATAGGCAAACGGGCGGTTTTAACTGCCTAACCTCAGAGCAACCTGCTGAAGATCTGAGGTGTCCTCCTCACCTTTGTGCATCACCTCCAAAGGGACACGGAGGGCTCAGCCGGAGGGGCTTCTTGAAATTTTGGAGATAGGGTCCCGCCCTTAATGTGCAGAAGGGGGGCCTCCTGCACATAGATAGGTTTTGTTACGGGACCCCCTCCCAAAAACTTTTCTCAGGAGGGACCCTCCCGTCCAGGTAATCGGAGCTTTTTCTCGGCAGTCCGCATGGTGGTGTAGCCGAGGTAACCGGCGGAGAAGGTCCACCAGAGCTCCTCAGGAATAGCAGCGAAACCTTTGGAGACGTTCTCGAAGAACTGGGTCATGGCCTCGGGGTTGAACACCCCAAGAATCGGTGCGATGACCACCAGGGAGATGATCACGAAGTAGAAGACGTACATGAACGAGGGACGGGCCCGGGAGGTCCATGGGTCTTCACTGTTCGCTTCAGCCACAATGGCAGACATGCGAACCGATAGGCGCTTGAGTTCCCCGTCCTGTTCCATCTGAGCAAGCTGACGCTCAGCCTTGGCTCGTTCTTCAGGATCGGGGAACAATCGGGCAATGAGGCTTTTGCCGATATCGAGAACACCTCCGAGAATCAGAGGGTTCATAAGTCACTTCCCTAGCAGAAAGCTTTGGTCAGGAGAAACACGGCCAGACCGTAGGCGACCAGACCGGTACCCCAGAAGATCTTCTTGCGATTGCGGTAGAAGAATCGGGTACCGAAGATCACCAGGGCCCAGAAGGAAGCCACCACGGCCTCCTTCAGGTTGACGAAAGCTGCCACGAGGACAGCCCAGGCAGCCACCAGTTTCTCCCGGATGTAAATCAAGGGACGGTTGGTCTCAACAGCAACCATAGTTTTCTCCTTGGTATCCGGTGGTTAATGATTAGAACGGGCTATTGGCGAGCTTCTGCTCCACCTGCGCCCGGAAGGCGGGGTCTTTGGCGTAACGAGGATCCTGCATATCGCGGGTGACCTCTTGCCAGGAATTGTAGGCACCACCGTTGGTCGGCCCTGGGCGGCCGGTGACCTGGCGGGTCGGCTCGGTACCCTCGGCAGAACGGTAGAGACTCTGCAGACCTTGGGCAGCCAGCTTGGCCATGAACGGATTACCAGAGTTTACAGCCTCGTCATACGCAGCTTTCTCCTGATCGGACAGCCCGTTAGCGGCCCACTCCATCATCTGCTTGTAACTGTCTTCGCCGCCTACCGCTTCGTAGACGGTGTTGACCAGTTGATCTTCCATAGCCTTGGCGCCGGCAACCGAACGATCGATCATGGACTTGCTGAAGCCAGCGGCCTCAAGCGCCTGATAGTCTTCGTCGGTCAACTCACCAGCGAGACCTTTGGACACATACGCATCAAAGTCGATCTGCTGGGTTTCCTTGGTGGATTCCCCAGACTCTTCGCCAGACTCTTGGGTGGTCTCCTGCTGACGGCTCTGGCTGAATTTGGCCTCAAGGTTGTTATAGGCCTTCACGAGGTCGTCAACGGTCTTAAACTTCTCTGGGAGCTGTGGCTCCTGAGAGGACTGTTCTTGCGATCCTGAGCCTTCCTGAGGCTCCTGCGGGGTACCTTGGGTTCCTTCGGCCTCTTCAGCGGCGAGGGATTCACCGTTTACACTGACACTTTCCATACCACTCATAGTTATTGAGCTCCGTTATTCATGGGTTGTGGGTCTGATGCAGCGACCTGCCCAACCATGGATCCCATTGCTTGATCCATCATGGCCTGTTGCTGCTTCTGCTGCTGTTCCTGCATGAGCTGCTCCTGAGACTTCACCAGTCCGGCCATATCCACACCCATGGCGGTACCAATGCGGCGGATGAGGTCTGGAGCGTTGACGTATTGAGACACCACTTCAGGGCCCAGTGTGTTCAACAGGGTGCCCATCATGGTCTGGAGTCTCTGAAGCTCATGCCCACGGCCTAACGCATCGAGACCGGCGATTACTTTGGGCTCGACAGTTCCGTTGGGCAGCGGAGGAATGGCTTTGGTCTTCGTTAGCTGTCCCAATAGGACGGTGACCAGAGGCAGCTGGAGTTCCTGAGCCATCACCGAATAGACACCACCGAGGGCATCCTCCAGTTCTGAAGCCATCAATCGGATCTCTTCAGCCGTCACTCGCTCAGCATTGCGCTGAATGGAGGCGGTCAATAGGAAGGCTTGAGCCAAGCGCTCTTGGATGTCACGGGCAAGCGTGAGGGCTGTGTTGAAGTCGCCGCCCTTGCCTACCTGTAGGACCGAGACATCGTTGGCATCCCCTTGTCGGACAGCCAGATTCGGGGCATCGGTGATCGTGCGGATGCGCGTCTGTCCACCAGAGCGGACCAGGAACAGAACCTTGGACGCAGCAGCGGCACCATCGACCATGGCCTTGGACAAACCCTCAAGGCTCTTGAGGTCGCCCAGGTACTCCTCGATGAAGCTTCGGCCGTAACTTTCGCCGTCGATCTTGCTCCAACGCAGAGCCAGGAAGGGAACTTTGGAGGCTTTGTACTCGCCTTCGGAGCCTTTGATGCGCTCGCCTTTGATCTCCTGATAGGTCTTGAAACCTTCCTCGGATCGTTCGACGACAGTGTATACCGTTACCTCTTTCTCGTTCTCTTGTAAATGAGGTCCAAGCGCTTCTCGTATATCGTTATCAAGCGTGGACACGGCAACACTGTCAGTGGCGATGACTTTGAGCAGATTACCTTTGGCATCTCGCTCACAGACATACGAATCGAGTTTCCAAAGTCGCGCACCTCCCTTCGGGTCGATGTAGATCAGGACGTTCCCGCTGACCACCAGTAGCTTGAACGCTTCAAACAGGGTGGTCCTGAGGGCCTGGGACTCAATGTGTCCCTGTACGGTCCTCTCAACCTGGCCGAGGGCTTCTTCAACCTGGGACTGCAGCTCAGGTTCTCCGGTGAGTTTCTCCAGCTCATACGTGGAGATCTGGAGTTTGAAGAAGGGACTGTTGGGCGGGAACAAAGCCATCAACAGTTTACTGGACAGGTTGTTAACTCCCCGGGCACCCATGGACTGGAAAGTGTCATTGAGGCGGCTGTGGGAAGAGTGTTCGTTGGGCGGGACCAGAGCCGGAATGGTGTACTTTGCGCACTCCCGGGCTCGGGTCAGGAATGGTTCACGGTCGGTGACCATTCGATTGTACTGGGCATCTGCGGTCATACTCATCAGACACCTCGCGGAATATTAAGCGCAGACCCAATGCCTCGGTAGGCTGTCTGCGGTGCGGTAACAAGATCTCGTCCGCGAACGCTTCCCCGTTTCCGGCGAGAGGAATCACCAATGGAAAGGTTGGATGCGGATTGACCGGCTTCTGGTGCGGACGGGACGGGAATGGAAGGTGGGACCTGAATCTTCTTCGGAGGCTGTGGAGTGGGAACTGGATCGACCGTCTCAAGGATCGGTGACTCTTCTTTCTCCTCTCTCCGTCGCCGGATTTCCTCTCGCTGACGTCTGTAATACTCATCGAGCGAGATCAGGCCGTCACCTGGTTGGACTCCACCAACGGGACTCGGGTAGTCCCCGTTGATCGATAGGCGACTTTTTCTCATGGGAACCTCACGGGCCGTTGTGTTGTCGGTCGAACAAATCTCTGAGGTGGCGGACAACTCGAACATTACCCACGGCCATCCAAATGGCGCGGTCGTTCATGTGCGGCTCGGGGGCCTGATCGGGGAAAACCTGCTCAAGATACTGGAGAAGTTCCAGCGAGATCTCAGGCTCCTTAAGCTCACCGTTGTTGTCTTCAGGAATCATGGGAATTGCTCCTCTATATCTAATAGGGGGACCTAATTATTTAGGCCCCCTTAGGGTTGGCTTTAGTGAACCTTTTGAGGGACCACGGAAACCCGGAATTCCATCTCGATGTTGGTGGCATCGGAGGTCTCCAGATACAGGGTTCCGCGGTTGGTGCGATCGGCGATCATCTGATTCACCAGACCCATGAGGAACTCACTGACCTCCGGGGTCACCGGGTGCTCTTGATCGCTGATGGTTTCCTGAGCCTTTCCAGCGAGAACCCTATCGGTCTCGTTGTAGAGACTAGCGAGGTCACGAGTGTTATCGATGACCGCATCAGGCCGGTAGCCTCTCATGCCCCCTTCGGATGCGTGGGTGTGCAGCGAGGTGATCCCTCGGTCCACAAGGAACAGGGAGCCGCCTACAGTCCTCAAGGCATCTGCCTCATTGGGGAACCGGACATCATCAACCACCACCTTGTAGCCATCGCTCAACAGCTGGCCGATGTGGGCAATAGTGGCGTTGATCCAGATGTCCGGATGGATACTCTGCCGGCCCCACTCGGTGCCAAGGGTCTGCATCAGGACGCGTGAGGTCACCCCCAGTTCGGGGACAACCTCTTCCTTGAGGTGGCCGTCGATCATGGCCGCCACTGTCTGCTTGTCGTAGCCGTACATGGTCAGCAGCTGGGCGATCATGGACTTAATGACACCCGCAAAGCGGACACGGGTGTAGCCGTAGGTCTTGGCCAGGTAGTTGGCCACGGTGGTCTTGCCGGAGCCTTCGGCCTGGGCATAGAGGCCGATCAGTTTCGGGGATTCCATAGGATAGGTTCCTGTGTGATGGGGTCAAAG